AAGTATGACACATCTGGATCACTGGTTAAGTCTTATATAACATTTCAGTATATTGAAAATGGGGCAAACCTTCCAGAATCAAACTTTGCCAACATAGAAAAGCCATCTAACGATTCTATTGTTGTTCCAGGAGATGACTGGATGACTACAAAGTATGAAGTTGTAAACAACATGATTGTTTACCCACCAGAAGATGTTAGAGTATTGGATCTTGCAATCGTTACTCACCTTGAGTTTAATGTCAAGGGTATTATAAAAAATAAGGTAAAGATTAGAAACTTAGAGTATGCTTCACAAGCATTTAACTCAACATCTCCAAACCCAATTGGAACAAGATTTGGTAATGAAATTTATCCATATAAAAAGTCTGGATTCTATTATGATTACAAGCAAAAGAATCCTTTTACAATATACAAGGGTAGTTCTCCATACTTATACTTAACTAGATATACTGGTGTAGAGTTAAAGGGAGTCAATGATCCCATTGTTAATCGTGGCTTAGCAATTCCAATTAATGAAGAGATGTCAGAAAATTATAAGGTAATGGCAATGCAGGCTGCAATCAGATACGACAAGGATGCTTTCCCATATGCGTCAACAGAGATCTTTGAGATTGAAGCAAAGAATACACACATTAAATTTTATATGGTTGCCATACATCCAAGTGGAGAAAGAGCAAAGATATATGCAATTAATGCAAAGACTGGAAAACTTGAAGATGGAATATCCTTTTATTGGAATGGCAAGTTAGTAAAAGAGCCAGTAATCACTGTTAAAGAATGGGGATTCTTGGGCATATCATTCCCTAATCTACTTGACTTTACTAGTCGTGTTGGAGCAATAAATCTTAATGGCCCAATAACATTTAATACAATATCTTACTATCAATCGACCAACCTTCAAGAAGTTCAAAAGGTTGAGATCCGTCCATGGTTTGCTGTTAAATATGCAAGCCCCCTCACCCTTGAGTGGGATTACTGGCATACATCTTCCTATATCTGGGATGGTGTTTTGATCCTTGCTTCTACAAGTTATTATGGTGTAGATCCTTCTACTATTTATAAGAGTTATACAGGAACAAATAAGATAGTTATTGATACTGACAAGGTATTTACGGTAAATGGATACGAATATAATGTCTATAAAGGTATAACATCGCAACAAACAACGCACAGCGCTGTCTAATATGGTATACTTTAGTATATGAACATGCAAGATCCACGTAAAAAGAAGAAGGAATTGCCTAAAATGAAGGGCCAAGTGGGTGAGTCTCGTGCAAAAATTATTGAGAAGCACTACGATTGGGGTCTTTATGTATACAAAAAGGCTAACGGAAAGTGGTTTACAGACGGCAACGGCTCAGTCCTAAACATTGAATCCATGAAAGGTGACATTCTGCAGATATCTAAATTAAAAGATGCTGCAAAATATTACGGGGATGAAGGAGATGGAACCTGTGTATTTGTTCCAGGGCTTACAAGAATTTCAGAAGAAGAATACTCTGAGCAAAAGCAAAGACTATCAGAAGGACTTATTCCTTCTATGAATGACCTTGGTGCTGTACAGGCAGCAAAAGATACTATTGCAAAATATGGGAGTGATGACTAATGAGTGAAGACAAAGATTTTTACATTAGAGCAAAGACAGACAGCCCTCTTCCAGAAGATGACACATTTGCAAAGCAAGATCCATTTAATCAAACATGGGACTTTGTTAAAGACTTGCAAGGACTTGATGCTAACTTTAAAAGAAGAACATCTCGTATAGTAAAGGGTGAAGCAACTCAAGGCTATATTGATAGTTCAAGAGCAGAGAGTTCTGGACTTGATGGCGCTAAGTCAAAAGAAATTAATCCAGGAACAGTTTATAGAAATGCATACGGTTTGTTTGATGTAATTACGCCACCATGGAACCTTTATGAATTAGCAAGTTTTTATGATACATCTTTTGCTAACCACGCAGCAATTGATGCAAAGGTAGAAAACATTGTTGGACTTGGCTATGAGTTTGAAGTTGCTGCAAGAACAATGTTAAAGTTGGAAGCCTCTGAGCCAAAGACTGCAGAAAATGCAAGAAAAAGAATTGAACGAGCAAAGATTGAAATGCGTGATTGGCTAGAGTCATTAAACGATGAAGACTCTTTTACAACAACTATGGAAAAAGTTTTTACAGATTTACAGGCAACGGGAAACGCCTATCTGGAAGTTGGTAGAACGACTCGTGGAGACATCGGTTACGTTGGTCATATTCCTTCAACTACAATGAGAGTCAGAAGACTTCGTGATGGCTTTGTTCAGGTCATTGCAAATAAGGTGGTTTACTTCCGTAACTTTGGTGCAACAAATCCAAACCCGCTTGGAACAGATGCACGACCAAATGAAATTATTCATTTTAAAGAATACTCACCACTAAATACTTTTTATGGTGTGCCAGACATCATGTCAGCAATTGGATCACTTCATGGAGATCAACTTGCATCACAATACAATATTGATTATTTCCAGAATAAGGCAACTCCAAGATATGTAGTAACTCTTAAAGGTGCCAAACTATCTCCAGAAGCCGAAGACAAGATGTTTAGATTCTTGCAAACAGGACTCAAAGGGCAAAATCACAGAACCCTATACATACCTTTGCCAGGAGATTCTGAAAATAACAAGGTTGAGTTTAAAATGGACCCAGTTGAAAATGGAATCCAAGAGGCATCATTTAAAGAGTATCGTAAGCAAAACCGTGATGACATTCTTGTTGCACACCAAGTTCCACTTTCAAAACTTGGCGGATCAGATTCATCTGCTATTGCTGCAGCATTGTCTCAAGACAGAACATTTAAAGAGCAGGTAGCAAGACCAGCCCAGCGTAATCTAGAAAAAATGATCAATAAAATTGTTAAGGAAAAGACTGACATTCTTGACTTTAAGTTTAATGAATTAACGCTAACTGATGAGATTGCTCAGTCACAGATTATTGAAAGACTTGTTAAAACACAGGTCATGCTTCCTAACGAGGGTAGAGAGATTCTTGGTCTACCACAGAGAAAGGGAGGAGACGAGCCTTTTGATCCAAAGCCAGAGCAGGCAGCAAATGACAATGCCAATCGAGCCAGGGATACAGAAAGAACAAACAGCCAGTCTGATGGACCAGCCACTACAACTGGTAGAAATCCAAAGGGTGAAGGAAGATCATCTCAATAAATGAGACTTGTTTAAAAAGGCGCTATAATATATACTACCATGATTATATCTAAAGCACATTGGGACACTAATGGCGATAATGTTCGCCTATCCATGCCACTCACAAAGATCGACAAAGACCGTCGTATTGTTTCTGGGTTTGCATCTTTAGATAACATTGACAAGCAAGATGATATTGTTACATCAGAAGCATCAATGGATGCATTTGCAAGATTCCGTGGAAACATTAGAGAAATGCACCAACCATCAGCAGTTGGTAAAATGGTTTCATTTAAAGAAGATAAATATTTTGATCCAGAATCAAAGAAGTTTTATAAGGGAGTATTTGTTTCTGCATATATTTCAAAAGGTGCAAACGATGCATGGGAAAAAGTTCTTGATGGAACATACACTGGTTTTTCAATTGGCGGAAGAATGAACAAGTGGGATGATGCATATGATGAAAAGTCAGACAAAACAATTAGAGTTATTAAAGAATATGATTTAGTAGAATTGAGTCTTGTCGATTCCCCTGCTAATCAGTTTGCAAATATTGTATCTGTAGAAAAAGTAGATGGTGTAAATGTCGTCAAAGGTGACGAAACAGTTTTAGAAAATGTATTCTATGATAAGGAATCAGGCCTTGTAATGTTATCTGAGAATGAGTCAGAGATTAGTCCAACAACAGGTGAACAAATGGCAAACATAGGGTTCGTTGAAAAAACGGATAGCGAAAAAATAAACATGATGAAATTCTTAGTTGATAGTGCTAAAGGCATTAATACTTCTAAGATTAACAAGGAGGTAAGTCCTATGACAGAAAATACAGAAATCGTTGCGGAAGTTATTGAAACAGAAGCACTAGTAGAAGTAGAAAAGTCAGAGGTCGCTCCAGAGGCAGATGCTAATGCTCAGGAAGTTACAAAGGCTGCACCATGTGCAGACTGCGGAAAGGCAATGGACGCATGCGAATGCGATTCAAAGGCTGACGCAACTGAGGAAGAAGCAGAAGACAAGAAGCCAATGGCTCCTAAGTCAGATGAAGTAGTTGTAGATGCAATTGCAGACACAGTTACAGAAACTAACGATGGTCTTGAAAAAGCCTTTAGCGATCTAGTTTCAAAGGTCAACTCTTTGCAGGCAGAAGTAGAAATGCTTAAGTCTTCTAAGGTAGATATTGAAACAGCAAAACAATCATTTGAAGCAGTTGCAAAAGATATTGCAACAGCAGCAAATACATTTAATGAATTTGGTAAGCGTGTGGAACTTGTAGAGCAAGACACTGCTTTCCGAAAGTCTGGCGATCTCGGCGAGATAGTACAGAATCAGCCTGAAACGGTTGAAAAATCCCTATGGGGCGGTAGTTTC